GATTAACACTATTTAGGTATTTCTCAATTTTTATTTTTGCTAAATGTAATTTCTTCTTATTGCTACCTAATAAAACAATATCATCTACATACCTAATATAATATTTTACATCAAGTTTTTCCTTTATATAATGATCTAAATCTTGCAAAAAGAAATTAGAAAACCATTGGCTTGTATAATTGCCAATCGGTAAACCATCATCGGCACTATCTAATATTTTGTTTATTAGCCATATACAATTTTTATCTTTAATTTTTTTATAAAACATATTTTTTAATATGTTGATATTTATGGATGGATAAAACTTGGTAATATCTGCCTTGAAACAATATTTTGTATTTTTATAATCTTTATCAAGCCATTTGCGAACAATTTTTTGACCATAGCTTGTTCCTCTTCCCGGAACACTTCCGCAAGTATATTTGTACATTCCTTTTAAAAGTATATCTTGAATTTGCAATATCAATGCCCAGTGTATAATTTGGTCGGGATAAAATTTTGGTTTATAAATCATTCTTTTCTTTTTGTTTGCACCATCAAGAATTATTTTTATGTTATAAGGCGATGGCTTGTAAAGTTTATTTTTTAACATATGTTGAATTTCAAGGATTGTATTATCCATATTGTCTATTTTGTTTTTTACATACTTCCTATTTCTTTTTCCTAGTGAAGCCTTTAATATTGCGTTTTGTATATTCTCGTAAGAATATATTTTTTCATAGATATATCCAATTCTTTTCATAATTTCCTTCTTATTAGCCTCATAGTATTTCGAGAATAAACCTACTAAACTATGCTCTTTACGGCTTAATTTTCACCAAGAGGTGTGGAATACAAAATGTATTTTTTTACATTTTCTAATAAGAGTCTGCCTGCCAATATTGATGTTCGCGTTTGAAGAAGTGTTGTTCAAATTCCAATTTGACAACCCATCATTCGCACTGTTATTCCAATTACCACCAGCAATCGCAAGAGCACATCTTGTACCCCGTATTTTATTCAAAACCTTGTGGGGAGACCCCCAAACCCCCTAAAGAGAGGATTTAAGAAGCCGCCCGCCAAGACTGACGTACGCGCTAGAAGAAGAGCTGCTCAAAACCCAATACGACAACCCAGCAATCGCACCGAAATACCAATTACCACCAGCAAACGCAATTCTTTGTCCAGTGGCTTGATAATAATAATCGCTATAATAAGTTGCTGCTCCTCCACCAACACTAATTGGATACTGTGCAAATGGATAATTGCTGTCAAACCCCATTTCAGTTATATATCCACTCGCGTTATGGTTAGCATAATCTAACTGTAGGTACGGTGATGCAAAAACATTGCTGGCATAATCGACATGGTTAAGTGCCACCCATGATTGGTGATCATTGATGTTAATACCATCTATAAACTGCCAGACATTTCCCCATAAATTTTCAACTCCTCGATAAACAAAAGGATACTTACCATCAGAATTACTTACTAAACTGCCTGACGTAGCTGAAATCCCAGAACTAAACCCTGATTTCCAACCAACATTATATAAATAGTTCCCAGTTGCTATATTAACAGCAGCCCCATCAAATGAGATTGCTTTATTACTGGCATCATAAACGTCTATCACAGTAATATCTCGGCCATAAAATATTTGATTGCCTCCCCGCGATGTTCCAATTCCTATCGGTTGTCCAACTCTATAATAATCCGCTATTGCGTTAGCTACAATAATTCTATTGACACCATTTTCAGTAGCTGTCGCTAAATCGCTGGCTGAATATCTTCCATTAGCAAATCCAAACATAATGGACTGGCTATTCAGAGTCGCAAATTCTACCATGAATAAACAGGACAATAGATCATGAGCATGTATATCAAATTGATGATAACCTGCGCCATTGTTCTCAGCATATGTTCGCATGTTTACAATATTTGTATTGACAAGCGGATAGTTTCCACTCTTACTTTCTAACCGACTCGATCCGTCAAGGCTGGTCGTATATGCTCCGACATAAAAATAATCCAACTCAGCACTATTATCAAAGTCCCAGAAACAATAGGGCAGATAATAACCAGAATGTTGATACCGGCTAATCTGAATAGTGTAACTTCCAACTGCATTTGTTTTCTTGATGTAAAACTTAGGAATTTTCACAAATGTGTTTCCGAGTGCATCAACTGCCGTTGTAATGTCTTTATAAATTTCTGTAGCATCGAAATCATTCGTAACTATTTCAGCACCAACTCCGGCCTCCGCCGTAAACCCAACGGAATCATCAGTGCGTGTCAAAGTTGGACTACTTGATTTATCCCATGACACGCCATAGATTTTATTTTCTCCGATAGGTGACCCTTTAGATTTATTTCTAAACATCAACGTCATTCTTTTTGTTCTACGCATATTTCACCTACAATCTTTTTGTTATAAATTTGATATCTATATCTCTAATAGTTTGATTTAATGCGCTTGCACTATTTCCTTGGCGTGCTTTTACATAGTCCCAAGCAAAAAATGATTCCGCATCTAAACTATAACTTCTAGCATAAGAGCCAGTTGTAAGACTGACCTCATCGCTGGAAGAATCATACATTGGATAAAAACTAGAATTATCATCTGAAACCAAAAATGTTATTTCAGAAGCAGCCAAATAACTTCCAGTTACAGTTAAGCCAACTAAAGTATTCTCATTCATTAATACTGAGTTTGTTTGGGACTGCCCAACTACAAAACTCCCCGTAATTACATTTCTCAAAGCCATGCTCTGCCTCCTTATTAATATAACATAAAATATTGATTTCATCATTATTATGAATCTAACAAGCTTTCTATAGAAGATTCTGGCGTCCATACTGGCTCATGGCGTAAAGCACGTATTTGAGCAATCAATCTATTGATTCCACTTATCAAACGTACAATTTCAAGTTTATTAGACATAGATTCACATTTTAATACCCTGATATCATCTTCCAAGCTTTCGATTTGCTCCTTCATATGATCAAGCATCGTGCTGGCCGCTTTTGTAATTTGAGCCGTTATATCAGATTCTATTTTTTTATTTTGCTTTTTTACCTTAAATAATTGAATAATTAATGCCAGTAGACCAGGCACAGCACCAATTAAAGCCACTATCCAAATTATAGCATTTTCGCCCATCCGTTTGCCCTCCTGCTTATTCTATAAAGACTCATCGACAAAACAGTTATCACGCCATGTAATCTGAGGGCGCTTGACCATAATGTAAAACTAATATCAAACATATCTAACATCATAATGATGTAAAATACAAATATATGTACTAGCCAGCATAACTCTGGAATTGCCAATAAAGCATCAGTTTTATGCGACCTCATCCATAATATTTCAATAATTATAGCAATTATTACAAGAATTAATGATAATATTTGCGATATTCTCATATTATTGACATCCCACTATTCTCTTAATTTCATCAATTTTTTCAGTACAAATATCCAATCTTCTTTGTGTTTCTATTAATTCTTTTTTGAATTCGCTACAGTCAATGGGAGGTTCTGGAGGAATGGGTGGTATTGCATCTTCTCCAATTAATTCTTCCAACGAGCAATGAAAAACATTGGCATCAAATGATTTTGAACCATTGACTCCGAATATATCCCAACCGTTTCCATAATATTTATTTGCCCACTGACTAACACCATAGTATGGATACCATACATTAGCAGAATATTGCCACATTTGATACTTCTCCCATTCTTGCGGAATCCTTGGTTGTCTTTTAGTATATTGTGCTACCCAAAGTGGGTATGAGGACATCCAGCCCAAAATTTTCTTTGGATCTTTTCCTGCATTTTTCAATGGAGTTCTTAGGTACCCATTCATGTACCATTCCGCAGTGTATATCTTTGGTCTTTTTTTAGTAAGCTTTTCAATTCGTTCAAGCCAAACTTGTGCTCTCCATGCATAATCAGTAGGACTTTTTATATCACGTTCTTCAATATCAAGGTTATAATAAGCAATATTATAATTGTTAACGACATCTAACAAGTAATCAACAGCCAACGTTGGAGCAACATCGTCTTGCAACCAGTGATAAACAGCAATTGGCATATCGACAGACTTTGCCCCCTTGAGATTTTGAATAAGTTTACTATCAGTAAACATTTTGCCATTCCAGCTATCAGTCGCTTTTGTAATAACTACTTGTATTGCGCCATTATCAAATTTCTTTAATTTTTCCCAATCAATATTTCCCGTCCAATGCGAAATATCAATTGCACAATTATTAATTTGAGTTGCCATTTTCACCACCTTTATTTATTTTTAGTAAATTGTCAATAAATTAATATTATTGACGATTTGCGAAATTATATTTCTTCTATCGTCCCTCGAATAAAACCGCCTAACAAAGATATTTTATATTTCTTTGGGGAATTCTCGACAGGATCTACAATCGGTTCCTCAACAACTGGTTTCTCAATTGGAGGATCTACAATAACAGGAGTTTCATTAGGACTTTCT